TGTGCTCAGGTGTTAGCTTGTTGAGGTCAGGCCCGCCTTTGATGCGAGCGGCGAACTCATTTGCCTTTGCCGGACTTAGCATCTGCTTGGCGCGTTGCTAACAGGTCCTCCAACAGAGCACCGGCAAAGTCGTGCACGTGATCAACTTCAATGGGCCCGTCATTCTTGCCGGTGACCTCAACTTTGGAGTTCTCACGATACTCAGCGGGGAACCTAGCCGCCATGCTCCGGCTCCAAAGTCCTGTGTTCAGCTTCGGCCCGCCGGGGTTCTCGATCATGTGATTCTGAGCAAGCTCTTCCCAGTAGCAGAGCGCATCGAGTCGTGCTTGTTCAAAGGCGTTTCGAAATTCCTCGTGTGCGCCGACCCAAGCATTCATGTTATGCAGCCCGATATTAAGAATCGAGCAAATCTGCCACTTGGACTTGCCTAAAGTGCCAAGAGCAATAACTTCGTCGCAGTATGCGGGGTCGTACTTTGAAGGACGGCCCAAGAACTTACCGTTCTTAGATGGTGTCTTTGTAGTCATGGTGCAATTGTATCCTTGTTGTCGAAAAAATGTTCATCACTGCCCAGCCGGTAACAGGTAACAAGTAACAACCACGCCAGAAAACGCTATATATACGAATAGCATATATCTCTATTTATATATCTATAATTTATATTTTTATAGTTACCTACTGTTACTCTGTTACTATTCAATCCAGCAAAGGCTTCCAGAGGTTACAGCTCAAGTAACAAAATCTCCAAGTAACACCTCTTATAGCCCAAAAAAGCCTTGTTTTATGCAAATTGATCACTTTCTATTTCGGAAAAAAAGTTGTAATAGAAGGTGATCAATTTGCTGGGCATTCACGAGTCGCTCGACTACGACAGCTTATTTTCAGCATTTAGCATCTTATTTTGGCCCAAAAGTAACAAGTGCTTTGCGCCTCAAAAGCTGCCATCTTGCTGCAATTCACGTTGCAATGCAGTCTCAGTGTCCTTGACAACGTGCGCCCAGGTAGGCTCGCCTCTGCCTTTTTGCGCAGCATCCTCAGTGATAATCGTAGTAAACCTTGCCGGCTTGCCCTGCGCCTTGATCAGCCTGCTAGGTTCAATGGCCCCTTGCGACTCCATAGCCTTGCGGATGTAGTGCACCTTAGCCCTGCTGTCATGGCCCCATCTTTCACAGAGGACTTGCAGCTGCGACGCTGTGAAAGCCCCTACGCCTTCAAGATGCTCGTTAACCCAGTCCTTAAGTTCATAGGCAAAAACCTCAAGCGGAGTCTTAGACAATTGAATAGCCTTTTCACGATACTGGGTTTTAGGTGCTGCCTTTTTCAGGTCAAAGCTCGATATGTCTCGGTTCATGTACCAATTCAGCATGATGCCAAAGCCTTGTTGTTGATGTGCCCATTGCATGAGGGCTGTGACCTTGGGGTGCGTTTCAACGTTGGTTAGACTTTTGGGACTATAGATGGCTTCGCGGCGTGAAGTATCTCCCATGTGCGTGATGTAAGGCTTGTTGGATGTAAAGACAAAGTTCAGGTAGTTCCTAATGCTATACTGCGCGCCATACTTATTGTTGATCGTAAGCTCATCGCTGGTGATGTAGTTCTTAAGCTTGGCCGAGTGGTCATCACGATCAGATGAGGGCTCATTCACAACGATAAAGATCTTGCCCTTTAACATGCCGTTGAAGTTGCCAAACAGCTCATCAGGGCCAATCACCGCGGCGGGCTGCCCTTCCCCTACGCCAAGCATGCTGGCTACAAACTCCGCAATGGCCGATTTGCCAATGCCTTCAATGGCGGACACGAACTGTGGTGTGGTGTAGTTCCTTCGCCACGGGAATTGGATGATATTGGCAACCCAGTCATGCCAGTACTCTGCAAAGGCCGGCTCATCCCTAAAGAAGTAGTCACAAAAGTCTAAGTAAGTCCTAGGGTCGCCGCTCAGTGGCTCATGCGTCCAGTTTTTGAACAGGTTGTACTGCCTCTCAGGCGTGATGGTTACCCCTTGGTACTCGGGAAACATGCCTACGCCATCCAGATCACACCTTCTTAGCCAGTCCTTATAGGCATCCAACATATAGATAGTTTTGCTGCTGGTGCCTCCGTTAGGCTTGGCCGTGACTTGCACAAAGAAGTCCTGCGCCGAGTCAATCCGCGCCTTGCTCCACTGTAGCAGCAACCCGTCCCTAAGGCGCATGACATCGCCATTTAGCAACGCGTACTTAGTTTTAAACTCATACAGCTTGGTTTCTAGAGTGTCGATACCATTCATCACCGCGCTGGTAGCTGTTAAGACCTGCGCCAGCTGCCCCCCTGCCAATAAGTGATCATCAATGGCGTATTTGCTACCCTTGCCTGAGCCGAACTTACCCACACGGCAAAGGTGGACCTCAGCCCCTAGGCCGCGTAAGGTCACAGCCAGGCGCGTTTCGGCCATGCCCACCTGCTCATTAGGCTCCCCGTGGTCCTCGGCCCCATCGTAGTCGAAGACAATGTAGACCTTGCGGTGCTTCTCAGCAAAGCTACTCTTCCTTTGCCAAATGATTTTCATCAAATCTTTGTGCAGGTGCAAACCCGATTTGTCCGTCCACGAGGTCACCCCTGCCAAGCCTACCGCGGCGTAAGCCAAGCCATCGGCCGTGATTTGCTTTGTAAGCTGCCAGGCCTTGAACTCGCCCTCCGTAATGATGATGGGGATATCCACATCTTGCATGACCTGTTTCCAAGTCACACCGGGGGCGAAGTACACATGAGACCCCGAGGCCCTAGGCTGTGAGTACTTCATTTTGCTTTTAGGTGTTAAAAGCCTAACACGGTTAAAGCCTGTCTCAAGGCCATCTGCGCCGTAATACGGTAGTTTTACGCTCCACTCTTTTGTGTGACCTAATAGTGCATAGGTTTCATCAGGGTCAAGCAGCGCAAGGCCTAAGCTTTGTACGTCTGCGTCATTGAATTTCCTGGCCGTTAAGAAGTTTTGGTATAATTGGTCTGGTTGTGTTGTTTGCGCTGCAAAGCCGGATAGCATGATTGTCCTTTATGGTTGAAATAGCAGTTGCCATAAACTTCAAAGGCTCGGTGTTTTGGCACCGAGCCTTTTTTTTCCCACGCAAGTTGTGCCTGTACCGGTCCTTGTTTCCATCTTGTCAATAGTCAAAAGCATCAGTCAGCTCGCAATGTTGTTGGTTGATGATTGTACAACGCCGCATGACTACTGTTACCTGTCACATAAAACTTTATTTTGTCAAAAAACCAAAGTGTACATTGCAATCTAAAGTTGAAAACAAACTTATAGATTTGTAACAGAATTGCAATTCTTTTTCGTATTTTTCTTATTTTTGTGTACGAATTCACGAGTCGTGTTATACAATCCACTCACAGCAACAAACTTCAGATTGCTGTAACAACCAACTTGACTATTGAAAAGGAATTTATCATGGCACACTTAATCGCAACAACAATCGAAGGCAAGGCCGCAATGGCTTACGTCGGTGCTACACCATGGCACGGCCTTGGCCAGCAGCTGACGGCGGATTCGCCTATTGAGACCTGGGCCGAGGAATCCGGTCTTAACTTCCAATTGGCTACCGCTGATGTGCAGTTCACCCCTCCTGCCAGTGTGTGGAACGCCTACAAGGCGCAGGTCTTGCCCTTCGGCGGCAAGAAAGTAATGTATCGAACAGACAGCAACCTACCCCTTGGCCTGGTGTCCACCCAGTACAAGATCGTGCAGCCCATCGAGGTCCTGGAATTCTTCCGCGACATGGTCGGCAACATTGCCCACCTGGAAACAGCCGGCGTCCTGCGCAATGGCGCGCATTACTGGGCCCTCGCCAAGATGGATGGCGAGTTCAACGTGGCCGGTGACAAGGTCAACCAATATTTGCTCCTTGCCTCCAGCTGCGATGGCTCCCTGGCCACGCAGGCTCGGCTGACCAGCGTTCGTGTTGTGTGCAACAACACTCTGCAATTGGCAACCGGTAAAGCCGGCCAAGTCGTTCAAGTGCGACATAACAGCACCTTTAACGCCGCCAACGTCAAGTCGCAGCTCAGCGACTTCAACGATGCTTTCAAGAACTTTGAGCATACCGCCAAGTTCCTGGCCAACATCAAGCTCAGCTCGGCGCAGGCTCAACGAGTCTTCACCTCCATCCTCGGCGGCGACGATAAGAAACCTAGCCGTGCTGCAGCACGTGCGCTGACTCTGTTCGAAGGCGCAGGCATCGGCGCTCAAATGGAGTCGGCCAAAGGCACGGCATGGGGCGCGTTGAACGCCGTCACTCAGCTGCTGGACTGGGAAACAGCTCGCACCGGCGATGCTCGGCTGGCCAACGCCTGGTTCGGCGGCGGCGTTAACGTAAAAGCCAAGGCCACTGAAGCATTGTTGGCTTTGGCCTGATATAATAAGAGGCTTCTGTAGCTCAACGGTTAGAGCAGTGGGCTCATAATCCATTGGTTGCAGGTTCAAATCCTGCCGGAAGCACCATCACTTGACTATTGAAAGGTAACTACCCCATGCCAGATATCCAAACAACGATTTACACAGAAGACAATGTGCGCCTGCACGTTGATGAGTGGGACAACGGCGGCGTGTGGCTGTCACTGCAGGCGCATGGCTCCAGCCAATACGCTTCTTTGACCCGCAAGGAAGCCGAGCAGCTGATTGCAGGCTTGCAAACCATCTTGGCCAAAGAGGTCACCGCGTGAGACTTACCAAGGTATGTGGGCCTCGGCCTACGCCTACACTGCTTAAGTGGCCACTGGCCATTTTAGACGAAACCGTGTGGTTGCATACCCACGGCTTTCCGATGCCTTCCCAGCGGGTCATCAAGGCCGGCTGGGCCAACGTTGGCTCCGAGCCTCAGTGGCTCGAAGCTGGCTGGACTATTGTTAATGAATGTCATTTGGAGAAATCATGAAAAAAGCTATCACCGTGCATATTTACCACAGCCAGTACTCGTGGGAAACAACGCCGCGCTTTCAAGTCTATTCCGTAAAAATGGATGACTGCGAGCATATGACTTATATGAACAGTCAAGAAGTCGAAATTAGCGTGCCGGACGACTACGATCCACGGCCTGCTCAGATTGCTGCTTTAGAGAAGCAAAAGCTCAGGGTGATGGCCGACTTTCAGAAGACGGTTAACCAGATTAACGAGCGTATCTCCAAGCTTCAGGCGCTAGAGTACACAGCATGAGCTGTAAGCAGCATCTTTGGGAGCCAGTTGATGGCTCCCCTATCTACCGCTGCGCCCGGTGTGGCGCGTTCCTGAGGATCATCAAATGATCCCCGAAGACAAACCCACTCCCGCTGATAAACAGTTGGTGTGGATCGTGGTGGCCTTCATCGTGCTGATGCTGGGTCTTCTTACTTTACGGAGTTGTTTATGAAAACATTAATTGAGATGGCCCGTGAGGTCAAGATGCCCTATGACTTTGCGATTGGTGAGCCAATCAACCTTGAAAAGTTGAAAGCCTTTGCCGATCTTGTCCGTTCGGACGAGCGTGAGCGCATCATCGAAAAGAATAAGCCGGTGATTGAGGGTGCCAACGCGCACATAAAAGCACTGGAAGAGGCTGTGTTGGCCGAGCGTGAGGCGTATCGACCATTGCAAGACAATGGGTCAAAATACTTCGGCGGTTCTTGGGATACCCCACCAGCACAGCCAGCACCTGCGCAAAAACGCCCGCAGAACTGCGGAACAGGGTATTGCTCATGCGTCGAATGTGTGATGCAGCCAGCAGTCCCTGATGCAATTGGGCCGAATGAAGATGAGCTCCCTGCATATGCTGCAGGGTGGAACGACTGCCGGGCAGAAACTTTAAAGATGAGGAAGCCATGAACCTCACAACGGGCCAAAAAGTATCACGTACGCTGTTTCTTGCAGCGCTTATTGCGGTGCTGCTGCTTGACTTACTTGTGTGGCGTCCAGGTTAAGCAACAGCTTATTTTGATGTATAATCAAATCTCACGTTACTAGTTCACTGATCATTGAAAGGT